CAACTTAATCAAAAAGATGCTTACCTTTCTAATCCAAACCTTAAGAGAGCAAATACTGTTATACAGTGGACTAATGAACAAGTTATTGAGTTTTTAAAGTGTAAGGAAAACCCCGTATATTTTGCAAAGAACTATCTTAAGATTGTTTCTTTGGATCATGGATTAGTTCCTTTTAATTTATATCCATTTCAAGAAAAATTAATACAAAACTTTCATAAACACAGATTTAATATCTGTAAAATGCCCCGTCAAACTGGAAAATCTAGTACTACAGTTGCATATTTATTGCATTATGCTTTATTCAATGATAATGTGAATATTGCAATTCTTGCAAACAAGGCATCTACTGCCAGAGACCTTTTGCAGCGTCTACAACTGGCATACGAAAATTTACCAAAATGGATGCAACAAGGGGTTTTGCAATGGAATAGGGGCAGTTTAGAGTTGGAAAATGGTTCTAAAATTATGGCAGCATCTACATCAGCATCTGCTGTTCGTGGAGGATCTTATAACATTATATTTTTAGACGAATTTGCTTTTATTCCAAATCATATTGCTGATGACTTTTTTGCTTCGGTTTATCCTACTATTTCTTCTGGGCAATCAACAAAAGTAATTATAGTATCTACTCCTCGTGGTATGAATCATTTCTACCGTATGTGGCATGATGCTGAAAGAGGAAAAAACGGATATGTTCCCACAGATGTGCATTGGTCAGAAGTTCCTGGAAGAGACGAAAAGTGGAAACAGGAAACAATTGCAAATACTAGTGAAGAGCAGTTTAGAGTTGAATTTGAAACAGAATTTTTGGGATCTGTTGGAACTTTAGTTAATCCAAGTAAATTAAAAACTTTAGTTTATGATGATCCACTTAAAAGAAATGGAAAAGGTTTAGATGTATATGAAAATCCAAAAGAAGAAAGTAATTACTTAATTACCGTAGATGTTGCAAGAGGTATAGGTAATGATTATTCTTCATTTGTTGTATTTGACATTACAAATTTTCCTTATAAAGTTGTTGCCAAATATAAAAATAATGAAATTAAACCAATGTTATTTCCAGGAATAATTCAAAAAATTGCAAATGCATATAATAATTCTTGGGTTTTAGTTGAAGTGAATGATATTGGAGATCAAGTAGCAAATATTTTACATTTTGATTTGGAGTATGATAATATTTTAATGTGCTCTATGAGAGGAAGAGCAGGACAACTAGTTGGTTCTGGTTTTAGTGGAAAGAAATCTCAACTTGGTGTCAGAATGACAGCAGCAGTTAAAAAATTGGGATGTTCAAATCTAAAATTATTAATAGAAGATGATAAATTAATTGTAAATGATTATGATATTATTTCTGAATTGACAACATTTATTCAAAAACATAATTCTTTTGCGGCAGAAGAAGGATGCAATGATGATTTAGCTATGTGCCTTGTAATTTTTGCGTGGTTAGTTGCTCAGGATTACTTTAAGGAAATGACGGATAATGATGTCCGTAAAAGAATTTATGATGAACAGAAAAATCAAATTGAGCAAGATATGTCACCTTTTGGGTTTATTTTAAATGGCATAGACGATGATGAAGTTATTGTTGATAAAAAAACTGGTGACAAATGGATGATTGCCACAGAAAATAATAAATTAGAATCAACAGACGTATGGAATTTAGATGAGTATGGAGATCGTTCATATATGTGGGAATATAGATAATAAACATAAGAAGTCATTTTTATAAATACTTTTAGATAATTCTGGATTTGTAGGAGAATAAAAGATGCCGCTAAACTTAGCATCTCCTGGAATTGTAGTAAAGGAAATTGATTTAACATTAGGGAGAGTTGGTCCATCATTTAATATTACTGGTGCAATTGTAGGAGCCTTTGCAAAAGGACCAGTTGAAGAACCAACACTTGTTGAAAATGAAAATGATTTACTACAAATTTTTGGTCAATCATATGCAATAGATAAGCACTATGAAACTTGGTTGACAGCATCATCATACTTAGCATATGGTGGAAATTTAAGAGTCGTGAGAGCAGATGATAGTGATTTAAGAAATTCTTTTGTTGGATCTGCATCAAGCGTAAAAATTAAAAGTTTAGAACATTATAATCAATTAGGTTATGATGAAAATAATATCACTGGAGTAACTTTTGCCGCAAGAAATCCAGGATCATGGGCAAACGGGATTAAAGTTGCTATTATTGATGGAAAATCAGATCAAATTTTAAGTGGAGTTGATACTTCAGGAATTTTTGTTGGATATGGAGTAACTCAATCATTAAATGGAAAAACAGATTCTATAGGTGGAGATGGAGTTGAACTTACTTCACACTACTTAAAAGGAATTATAACTGGAATTGGTGTAAGTAGTTTAGATGTAAAAATTTTAAGCAGAGTTTCTTCTTCCGGAACAGAAACTTCAGTAGATTATCAGCAAAATGGAACATATTCATTTGTTGAAACTGGTTCTTTAGGAATTCACACCAATGCAGTATCTACTGCATTTACATCAAGATCGTACTCAACAGAACTTGATTGGTACAACGAGCAAACTATTTATCTTTCTGACGCAACAATTTCTTGGGATAATGTTGCACCAAGACCAGGAACATCTGCATATGCTGCATCAAGAGGTTCAAGATTTGATGAACTTCACGTTATTGTTTTTGATGATTTAGGAACAATAACTGGAAATGCTGGAACAATTTTAGAAAAACATTTAAATCTTTCTAAGGGAAGTGATTCTCAGTTTTCAGTAGGATCTGTTTCTTATTGGAGAAAGTATATTGCAGAAAATTCAAATTATGTTTTTGCTGGTGGAGCACCAACAGGAATAGTTACTACTGGATTTGATTTTGGTGAATTTGATTTAGTATCAGATATTGGTTGGGATCAACCAGTTGAAGGAATTATATTTGGTTCTTCTGGTTCTGAAACTTATACATTAAATAGGGGAGTAAATTATAATGGTCAAACCGGAGTTTCTACAGAAGGAGCATTATTAGCAGATCTTTCAGCATTAAAATCTGGATACGACTTATTTGAAAGTACAGAAAATTATCAAATTGATTTTCTTTTGATGGGTTCTGCAAATTATACGAAAGATACTGCACAAGAACTTGCAAATAAGTTAATTTCTGTTGCGGAACTAAGAAAAGATTCATTGGCATTTATTTCACCTTATAGAGGTGCTGCACTTACAGATACAAGTTCACAAACTGCTGTAAATGTAAATCCATCTGAACTAATTACAAAAAATGTAATTAGTTTCTTCTCATCAGTTGCTTCAACAACTTATGCAGTATTTGATTCTGGATACAAATACATGTATGATAGATTCAGCAATACATTTAGATATGTCCCTCTTAACGGAGATATTGCTGGTCTTTGTGCTCGCACTGATATTAATACTTTTCCTTGGTATTCTCCAGCTGGAACAAGTAGAGGTGCAATATTGAATGCAGTAAAACTTCCATATAATCCAAGTAAATCTCAAAGAGATCGTCTCTATAGCAATAGAATTAATCCTGTAATATTTTCACCTGGTGCTGGAATTATTCTATTTGGTGACAAAACTGGATATGGAAAATCTTCAGCATTTGACCGTATTAACGTTCGTCGTCTATTCTTATATCTTGAAGAGGCAATTTCAGCAGCTGCTAAGGACACTCTGTTTGAATTTAACGATGAAATTACAAGAACAAATTTTGTAAATACTATTGAACCTTTCTTAAGAGATGTTCAAGCAAAAAGAGGTATTTTTGATTATGTAGTAGTTTGTGACGAAACAAATAATACTGCTGCTATAATTGACAGCAATGAATTTGTTGCGGACATTTATATTAAACCATCAAGGTCAATTAACTTCATTGGACTGACCTTCATCGCCACTAAGACTGGCGTTGATTTCCAAGAAGTAATCGGTAACTTTTAATTTAGAGGTTTAGCAAATTATGGCAACCAGAACTCAATTTAATCCACCTCCTTTAAGGAAGATTACTGATTTTAAAAGTAAATTAACAGGTGGTGGTACAAGAAGTAATCTCTTTGAAGTTGTTCTTTCTTTTCCTGACATTGCAAAGGTTGACTCTTCAATTTTAGATAAATCAAGATTTTTAATTAAAACAGCAGCACTTCCTGGATCAAGCGTATCTGCTTTAGATGTTGCTTTTAGAGGAAGAACTTTAAAAGTAGCTGGAGACAGAAGTATTGAAACTTGGACCATTACAGTAATTAATGATACTGATTTTGCAATTAGATCTGCTTTTGAAAATTGGAGTAATAAAATTAATAGGGTGTCAGATAATACTGGTGAAACAAATCCTTCTCTTTATCATGCAGACGCATTTGTTTATCAATTAGATCGCAATGGAGCAACTTTGAGAGCATATCATTTTTATGATATATTTCCAACAAGTATTAGCCCAATTCAACTTGATTATGGAAATGAAAATATCCAAGAATTTACTGTAGAAATGCAGGTTCTTTGGTGGGAAGCAATTAAAGGTGATGCTTCATTTGCGGGTGGTATAGATATTAACTAAATAGTTCAATACTAAGTTTAAGATTTATAATATGGCAAAACTTTTTGGTTTTTCAATTGAGGATAAGGAAAAAAAATCTAAATCTATAGTTTCCCCCGTTCCTCAAACTAATGAGGACGGGGTTGATTATTACATTCAATCTGGATTTTATGGACAATATGTAGACATTGAAGGTGTTTACAGAACAGAATTTGATTTAATGCGTCGTTATAGAGAAATGGCATTGCATCCTGAATGTGATGCTGCAATAGAAGATGTTGTAAATGAAGCAATTGTGAGTAATTTATATGATTCTCCTGTAGAAATTGAATTAAGTAACTTAAACGCAAGTGATAAATTAAAACAAATTATAAGAAATGAGTTCAAATCCATTAAAGAAATGATGGATTTTGATAGAAAGTCTCATGAAATTTTTAGAAACTGGTATGTTGATGGAAGATTATATTATTTAAAAGTTATCGATGTTAAAAAACCCCATGAAGGAATACAAGAATTAAGATACATAGATCCATTAAAAATGAAACATGTGAGGCAAGAAATAAAAAATAAAGAAACAAAATTTCAACCTTCGGTCAATAAGTTAGTCGCAAATTCAAATTTAACAAACACAGAATTGGGATATTCAAGTATTGAAGAATATTTTATATATTCACCGATGCCAAATTATCCTACAGGTTCTTTGAGTGGAGCATCTAAAGGATCAATTAAAATTGCAAAAGATTCTATTACTTATTGTACTTCCGGTCTTGTAGATAGAAATAAAGGGACTGTTCTCTCATATCTTCATATAGCAATTAAAGCACTAAATCAATTGAGAATGATTGAAGATTCTCTTGTAATTTATAGATTATCAAGAGCACCTGAACGTCGTATTTTCTATATTGATGTTGGCAATTTACCAAAAGTGAAGGCAGAACAATATCTAAAAGAAGTTATGAGTCGTTATAGAAATAAATTAGTTTATGACGCAAATACGGGTGAAGTACGTGATGATCGCAAATTTATGAGTATGCTTGAAGATTTCTGGCTTCCAAGAAGAGAAGGTGGAAGAGGAACAGAAATCACAACACTTCCTGGTGGTCAAAATTTAGGAGAACTTTCTGATATTGAGTATTTTCAGAAAAAACTTTATAGAGCATTACGTGTTCCAGAATCAAGAATTGCTGGTGGAGGAGATGGATTTAATCTTGGAAGATCATCAGAAATTTTAAGAGATGAACTTAAATTTTCAAAATTTGTAGGAAGATTGAGAAAAAGATTTGCCCAATTATTTAATGACATTCTTCGCACTCAACTTTTACTCAAAAACATTGTAACTCCAGAAGATTGGAAAAAAATGGAAGATCATATTCAATATGATTTTCTGTATGATAACCATTTTTCGGAATTAAAAGAGGCAGAACTTCTTACCAATCGCATTACTCTTCTTACAACTATTGAACCATACATAGGAAAATATTATTCCACAGAATATGTTCGTAAGAAAATTCTTCGTCAAACTGATTCAGAAATTATTGAAATTGATTTACAGATTGATGATGAAATTACAAAAGGAATTATTCCAGA